CTTCTGTTGGTGTAGGCACAACTCACTCATTTACATCAAGAAATCTAAACTCTAAAATGTTGGTGACGCTCGATAACAACATTCAGAGCCCACTTATTCAATCACCAATTAATACAGGTCTTAGCACTTCTGTTGCGACCACAACTGATTTTATTACAATGGCAGGTATTTCATCGTTCTTCTCTGGAGATATTATTGAGATTGATGATGAATTTATGAAAATTGATACAATTGGCATTGGTGGCACAAATATTGTTCTTGTAAAGAGAGCTCAACTCAACTCGGTTCTTGCAAATCATAGTGCTGGAGCTACAATTACAAAATACGTTGGTAACTATCAGATTGTTAGAGACACTATTAACTTCACTGATCCACCTAAGGGATCAAAAGGGCCGACTGGTTTGACCACAACATCTACTTTTACAGCCAGAGCATTTGTTAGAACTGGTATTCCAAACGGTAACCAAGATACCTATAAAAATAATCATGTTTTTGACACGTTTGAAAATCAATTTACGGGCATTGCATCTTCATTTATTCTTAAGTCTGAGGGTCAAAACGTAACTGGATTTGCAACCAATAATGGTGTCATTTTGGTTAATGAAATTTTTCAAAACCCGGCTTCTCCAGATGATTATGTTATTACTGAAACTGCGGGTATTTCTTCAATCCGTTTTACTGGAGCTGGTGTATCTGTAAGTTATGATGTAAATGTTTCCTCTATTCCAAGAGGCGGAATCATTGTATCTGTTGCAGAAACAAATTCGTTTGGTTATCAACCGTTAGTTTCTGCTGGTGGCACTGCAGTGGTATCAGCTGCTGGCACTATTTCTTCAGTGTCAATTGGTAATAGTGGTTCCGGTTATAGAGTTGGTGTTCAGACTAACATTCTTGTTAAAGCAATTACAAGTTCTGGAATTGTCACTGTTGGTCGTGCAAATGTAACTGCAGGTATTGTGACTTCAGTGACAATTACTAGCCCTGGATCTGGATTCACTTCTCTAAATCCACCAACGTTAGTATTTGACAATCCATTGAATTATGAAAATATTAAACTAACTGGTAGTCCAACTGGCATCGGCGCGTCTGTTTCTATTCGTGTTGGACTTGCAAAGAGTGTAATTAGTTTTAACATTACGAACTACGGTTACAACTATAAAATTGGTGATGTGTTATCTGTTGAAACTGGCGGTCAGGCTGGAGTGCCGACCGATACATCTGTTGGAGCCGCATTTACATCATTTAGATTAACGGTCACCAAAACTTTTAATGATAGTTTTTCAGGTTGGACTTTTGGTCAACTTGAAAAATTAAACACCTTTGAGGATCTGTTCGACGGTACGAGAAAAATATTTAATCTTACTAAAACAGTTGGAGCGACTGCCACTCCAATTACACTCAGATCTGCAAAAGGATCTCCAATTAAAATTGAAGATAACATTATTATTTTTATTAATGATATTCTTCAAATCCCGACTGAAAGTTATACATTTATTGGTGGTTCACAAGTTAACTTCTCTGAAGCACCAAAGGCTGGCGATAAAGTGAGAATTTATTTTTATCGGGGCTCAGATAATGACGTTGTGGAAGTTGATATTTTAGAGACTGTAAAAGTTGGAGATCAATTAACAATCAATTCATATCCTGATCTTGGATATATCGATGGTTATCAACAACTTCCTAGAACAGTCACTGGCATTACGACATCTGATGCTGTAAGTACTAACACTTATGTTGACGTTGGTATTATCACTGACAGATCCTTGTTAAGACCTGTAACTTGGAAGAAACAACTTCAAGATTTAATTATTGGTAATTTTAATATTACCAAAAATAGACCAGAGTTAGAGGCTGGTATAAGGCCAGTATCTTATATTATTAAGAGTGTCGGTGCAGCTGTGACTGAAGTCTTCGTTGATAACGTTGTCCCTCTCTTTAATGAAATTGATGATGTTGTAGAAACCAAACAGGCTGTTTTAATTTTAGATGCAACAACTAAGATTGGTGTGGCTGCAACAGCACTGGTATCTGCTGCTGGGACAATTTCAAGTATTATCATCTCCGATGGTGGTGCTGGATTTACTACTGCTCCCACAGTTTCGATTGGCGTAACGGCTGGCATCGGAACCATACATTCTGGTATTGGTATTACAATGAATACTAACGCTACTGGCGTTGTAGTTATCTCTGGTTTAGGCACCGTCTCCTCTGTAACAATCACAAATGCTGGGGCTGGGTATACTAATACAAACCCACCAATTGTGATGATTGAACCTGAAGCTCAAACTGATGACACTCTGACAAGTGTTAAGTATGAAGGAGACTTTGGTATTATTACCGGTATTGGAACTACTTCTGTAGTTGGTATTGCTACAACGGGGTTAACATTTGATTTGTTTATTCCTCTTGATTCTCCACTCAGAAAATCATCTATAATGACAACTCCAATTACTTCAAGTGGTATTAAAACAGACTATTACTTTATTGTGTTTAACTCTAATACTGGTAGTGGTCTTACCGCTTATGAAAATGCGGCTGGAACTACGACTGTTGGTATTGGAACTTCGTTTATTGACAATATTTACAAAGTTATGTCCGTTCAAAACGTGTCTGGTAGTGCAATTGGAGTTGGAGTGACTACTCTTACTAGAGTTACTGTAAGTGTTAGTTCCACTGCAAATGTAAGTCTTGGAAGCAGTCAGAATTTTGGTGAGTATTCTTGGGGTCGTCTTCACGATTTTGTAAAGTCAGATACAAAAGAATTTTCTGTTATTAAAAACGATGGAGTTACAGGTATAATAACGGGACCTGTCATAATTAGAACCAGAGACTTAAAAGAGGTCTACATTTAAACATAAATAAAACAAAAAGTCTTTTCAAATGTCAGCAATTATAACTGATCAACTTCGTATATTAAATTCTCAAAATTTTGTAACAGGAATCGCATCAACCACCAATAGTTATTACGTTTGGATTGGTCTTCCTAATGCGACAGAGTTTGATACGAGTTGGGATACAGCTTCTCCAGCTCCCAAAGATTCATTCAATGAAGAGAATGATTATTGGGATACGATGATTGCATTAAAAAGAATTAATGCAGCTGATGCTGCCAGAGTGGTAAGAAAAATTACTTGGACATCTGGCACAACCTATGAAATGTATCGTCATGATTATTCTAGATCAAATATTTCCCCACAAACAAGTTCCACCAATTTATATGATACTAACTTTTATGTGATGAACTCTGATTATAGAGTTTATATTTGTCTTCAAAACGGGACTAATCCAGAAAACCAAAGTGGTAGACCGTCTTTGGATGAACCTTTATTTACTGACTTGGAACCAAGATCTGCCGGTAGCTCTGGTGATGGTTATATTTGGAAATATCTTTTTACAATTAAGCCAAATGATTTAATTAAATTTGACTCAACAAGTTTTATTCCTCTTCCTCAAGACTGGTCAACTAACACTGATGTTGCTGCTGTAAGAAATAACTCTTCCACTAGCGGTCTATTAAAAATAGTAACTATTACGAATAGAGGTGTTGGTTATGGCACCGCTACAACATATAACAATGTGCCAATTAAAGGTGATGGAGATGGTGCAAAATGTTCTGTTGTAGTTAATGCTGCGGGTAAAATTGACTCTGTAGAAATAACTAATGGTGGTTCTGAATATACATTTGCCACAGTTGATTTAACTGCAGTTGGTTTAATTAATCCATCTGGTTCAACTGATGCTGCATTTAATGTAATCATACCACCACAAGGTGGCCATGGGGCAGACATCTATAGAGAATTAGGCGCGTATCGAGTTTTGATTTATTCAAGACTTGAAAATGATGTGACAAACCCAGACTTTATCACTGGTAATCAATTTGCTAGAGTTGGTCTTGTAAAAGATCCATTCGCATTTGGATCAACAAATAAACTCACTATATCAAAAGCTAGTGCTACTTATGCGCTTAAACTAACTGGGGCTGGTGCGACTACAACAACATTTGCAGCCGACGCTGACATTACACAGAAGATTGGTATTGGGTCAACAGCTGTTGGGAGAGTCATTAACTGGGATTCAACTACTGGTGTTATCAAATATTGGCAAGATCGTAGACTTGCTGGTTTTAATACTGATGGGACAGCTAACACTAATCCACAATATGGTTTTAAGTTGTTTAGATTTACACCCTCACCAACATCTGGTGCTGGCACCACTGTTTTTGGTGGATCTTTAAATTTAAATATTGATACTAACTTTGGAACATTAGCTACTCCAGGTGTTTCAACCTCAATAAATAATAGGACATATAACCTGGGTATGAGTTTTGTTCAAGGTGTTGCAAACCCAGAAGTTGAAAAGTATAGTGGAGAAATTATCTATGTAGATAACAGGGCGTCTGTCACACGTAGTTCACAACAAAAGGAAGACATCAAAATCGTATTGGAATTTTAAAAAACTATGCCACAGGAAACTAACCTCAACGTCAATCCTTATTTTGACGATTTTGATAAAAATAAAAACTATTATAAGGTTCTTTTTAAACCAGGTATTCCTGTGCAGGCTAGAGAACTTAGCACTCTCCAGTCAATTCTTCAAAATCAGATTGAACAATTTGGCATTCACTTTTTTAAAGAGGGAGCTAAGGTTATTCCCGGTAATTTAACCTATGATGATAATTTTCAATGTGTTCAAATTGATCCAACATTTCTAGGTATTCCAATATCATTGTACCTTGATAAATTAATTGGAATCAGAATCACTGGCGAAAGATCTGGTGTTACAGCTACAGTCAAAAAGATTCTTTCTCAAAAAGATTCCGATAGAGGAAATATCACTCTTTATGTAAAATATGAAAAATCTGGCATCGGGGATTTTTCTCAAGAAAAATTTTCCGATGGTGAAAATCTCCTCACTAATAAAGATATCGTTTATGGATTAAATGTAATTTCTCAAAATTCACCTTTTGCGAATGCTCTTGCTTTTGGAGCATCTGAAGTTGGCTCTGCGATGTCCATTGGTGAAGGTGTTTATTTTGTGAGAGGCACTTTTGTTCAAGTTCAAAGTGAAACTTTGATTTTAGAACAATATTCTAACACTCCCTCATTTAGGATTGGTTTTAATGTCTCTGAGGATTTTGTAACTGCAGATGAGGATGAATCATTAAATGATAATGCTTCTGGTTTTACAAATTTTGCAGCTCCTGGAGCTGATAGACTAAAAATATCAATTAATTTAATCAAAAAATCTATAGATGATAAAAACGATCAAAACTTTGTAGAAATTGCTAGAGTAGAAAACGGTATTCTACAATCATTTGTAAAGGATACTCAATATAATTTAATTCGTGATACTCTTGCAGCTAGAACTTATGATGAATCTGGTGATTATTATATCAAACCATTTGAATTATTTGCAAAAGAGTCGTTGAATGATCAAATCGGTAATAAAGGTATCTATATCTCAACACAAAAAACTCAACAGGGTGGGACTCCATCAGATGATTTGATGTTAATTCAAGTATCACCTGGTAAAGCGTATATTAAAGGTTATGATGTAGAAAAAATTGCGACATCATTTATAGATGTTTTAAAACCTAGAACAACTAAAGAAATTAAACAAGAATCTGTATCATACTCTACTGGTTCTCCATTATTTGTTAATAATATTTTTGGATCTCCAAGTCTTGGAATTGGAACCACTGCGACCGTTTCTCTTGTAAGCACCAGAAGAGCTGGATTAACAACTGTTGGATTGGCTCCCGATGGGGAGGAGATGGGACTAGCAAGACTTTATGATTTTAAAGCACAATCCGCCAGTTATGTAAATGAATCAACTAATTATGAAATGCGATTATTTGACATTAAAACATTTACAAAATTAACAGTGGGAACTGCGATTACATCAATTACTGCCTCTGATTTCATTGAAGGGTCAAGAAGTGGTGCTGCGGGATTTGTGGTCACCGGAGGATCAAATATAACTCAATTAACTCTTATCGATGCTGTTGGTAAATTTTTGAAGGACGAATCTATTTTAATTAATGGAGTTAGTGATGGTAGAGTCATTACTAAAGTAAAAGATTTTAATCTTAATGATATTAAATCCATTCGTAGTTCAGTTGGAGTTTCAACATTTGAAGCTGATATTGTTTTAGATAAAGGGGTCAGATTAACTAATCTTGTCTCAAACAATTTACAACTCTCAAGGACTGGTGGGAACGTCGGTATTATTACTGCTTCAGGATCAAACTTTGCTGGTGTTGTGACAAGTGGAAATATTATTAGTTACACAGTTGGCGGTAATACAGTCCCTACTTTTAATAGAGTGACCGGAGTGGCAACGAACGGAACGTTTATTACTGTTGCTGGTATAACAACAGTGCCTAATGTGTGTAGTGGAGGTGTGCCAGCTGGCACAACCTCTATTAGTGATATGTTAATTAGAAATACATCATTTGATCTTACTAATAACAGTTTCTTAACTCCAGTAAATCATAAAAATATTGAGAGTTTAGATGTAACAACTACCACAATTCAATTTAGAAAACAATACTCAGATATTACGGTATCAAATAATTCATTTACTTCTCCAAACGCTGGAACTAATTTGTTCTTTCAGCCGTTTGATGAGGAAAGATATTTTATTTCATATGATGACGGGACCATTGAACCCTTAACTTCAAGTCAAATAACTATATCAGCTGATAAAAAAAATGTTACATTCGTTGGATTAAGAAAGTCTAGTGGTAAAGCAAACTTATTTGCCACTGTTCTTAAGGGGACAGTAAGAAATAAACAGAAAAAAATTAATGATGCAAATGTTATTGTTATTAATCGTTCAAAACTTACATCATCTGGAATTGGTACAAATACGTTAAATGATGGTTTAACCTTTAGCAGAGTTTATGGAACAAGAATACAAGATAGAAAAATCTCTTTAAATGTTGCTGATGCTGTAGAGCTTTTAGCTGTTTTTGAATCAAATGACGCATCAGACCCAGACCTACCGTCATTGACACTGGGTGGTTATTCTGGTCCAAGTGGGAACAATACAGATTTTATTATTGGTGAACAGATTATTGGTTTAGAGAGTAATGCAGTTGCAGTTGTCATTGAAAAACCAAGTTCAACATCTCTTGGAGTCGTCCCACTCAATGAAAATAATTTCATTCTTGGTGAAACTGTTAAAACTATAAAATCTGGTGTAACTGCAATTGTTGTATCTAACAATGCAGGTGATAGAAATGTCACAAATCAATATCTATTGAACACTAATGATAAACCAAATTATTACGATTTTTCATATATTGAAAGAAATAAAAATTTTTCAGACCCAACCAATAGATTAAAAATTGTTTTTAAAAACTTCTTCGTAACTTCTGATGATACTGGAGACTTTTTTAGCGCATCTAGTTATCCAACTGGAACTAAAAAACTTATTCCTGTCAATCAATCATATAATGTGCTTACGAGTGATTTAATCGACGTAAGACCAAGAGTAAGTGCTTACAACACTTCATCCACTAAATCTCCATTTGATTTTGTATCTAGATCATTTTCATCATCTGGAGATAGCATTCCAGATCCTTTGGTCCCAGATGAATCTTTAATTGTTGGTTATAATTATTACTTACCGAGAAGAGATAGATTATTTTTAGACAAAGATGGTAAATTTTCTTACATAAGAGGCGTGCCATCAGATGATCCAGCTGAGCCTCCGACCATTGGTGATGCGATTGAAATAGCTACAATTAATTTACCTGCGTATGTAAATGATGTAAATGATGTATCGATTTCTAGAAGTCAATACAAACGATATACCATGGCTGATATCAGTAGAATTGATGATAGATTAAAAAATGTAGAATATTACACAAGACTATCATTGTTAGAGACTGATACGGCAAATCTTCAGGTTTCTGATGCAAATGGTCTTAATAGATTTAAATGTGGATTTTTTGTAGATAATTTTAAATCACATGATAGTCATCAGATAGGTCACCCAGATTTTTCTGCAAGCACTGATGCAAAAAATGGGTATTTAAGACCTGGACATTATACAACTTGCCTAGATCTTATTGTCGGCTCACAATCTTTTATTGGAATTGGAACCACAGCCAATCCAACACTCGATATTAATTTCTTAAATGATCTTGATGGTCAAAATGTTAAAAAAACTGGCAGAGTTTTGACTTTAAATTATGATGAAGTTCCAATGATTACGCAGCCTTACGCCTCTAGAGTTGAAAATGTTAATCCATTTTTAATTGTTTATTATGCAGGTGATTTAGATTTAACTCCAGATTCGGATATCTGGATGGATACTAAGAGACTTAACGCTAATGTTATTCGTAGAACAAGTGAATATGACAGTGCTGTTGCAATGTTAGGCGTTAACGTTCAAACTGGTATGAGTGAAGTTAATTGGGGTAGTTGGGAAACAAA